GATGGACTGCACTTGCTCGCTCGACAGTTTCAACGCGGTGCCGAAGTCCACCACGGCTTGCAGCGTCTTGGTGACGTCTTCGAGACTGCCGCCCAATTGCACCATGCGCTGCGCGGTCTGTGACACTTCAGGAAACGCAAAAGGCGACTTGTCCGCAATCTCGCGCACGTGCTCTAAGAACTCAACGACGTCCTCCCCGTCGCCGCGCATATTTACGACGGCGGCGCGAAACTTGCCGAACTCCATCGAGGCGTGCATCGCCGATTCCGCGAAGGCCATCATCTTTTCGGAAAACGCGATACCGCCAAGCGCGGTCGCCATGCTACCGAGTCCCGCCGTCACGCCGCCGAGCGCGGCTTCCATTGCGCCCGCGCCCGCTTCGGCGTCCGACTTGGCTTGCTTCATGCCGACGCTGAAGCCCGTCGCGTCAAGCACCAGCCGCGCGATTAAATCGCCAAGATCAGCCACGGCGTACCCTCCCTTTGGTTTGCGTTACGTATTGGTCGAATCGGTCGATGACGCTCTGGCCCGGGCGCATCGACGGCGGGCGCTCGCCGGGGAGCGCATAGCGTGGAGCTTCAATCACCCCTGGCGGATTGTTGCGCTTGCGATGCTGGCTGCGCACCATTAGCGCGTCAGGGGTAATGAACTTGGTTTGCTTCGAGCGGTTAACGTTGTAGGTCGCGCTCGCAGTGAGGGCCGCGCAGTATTCCGTGAATTCCTGTGCGGCCATCATGCGCTCCACCAACGCCTGAAACTCGACGAGCGTTAAACGCCAGAACGCCCGTTCACTAAGTCGGAGGTCGTACCGTCCGATGCTCCAGACGGTAAGCCAATCCCACTCGGTTCGGGCGCTGGTGCGTTTGGGTCTGCGCGCTTGCCGCCGCTGATCGCCGCACTCAGCCCTGGAATCATGGAGAGCAGCGTACGCGTATCAACGGTTTCCTCAACCCATTCCAGGGTCATGCTGGCATCAAAGCCGCGCATCCCGTAGAAGAGCACTACGGCGAGCTTCTCGGGATCGAGCATGTCTGTGGCGCTCGCACCGCGCAGCAAGTTAATGCCGTGGTCGCGCTGCAATGCCTTGAGCGTGCCCAGGCTGAAACGGATCGGGTACGGCTTGCCCGCGATGACGATATCCGTTTCCTGGGCTTCGGGTTTCCGCGAAGCCAATTAGACCCCCGCCGCCTGGGTGACGGTGAAGCTCTTGTCGCCGATCTGGATATGGCCCGTACGCGCGGGCGTCGGCGCGACGCTGGCGGGAACGGTATAGCTCACGCTGCCGCTGCCCGTCACGGGCGCGGTGGGCGCAGTAACGGTAAGCCACGCCGCATCGCTGATTGCATTCCAGGGAAGTGTGTCCGTGCTGGAAACCGCCACAGTCGAGCTACCGCCCGCCGCCGTCTCAAGCAGATTGTCGGTGGGCACCAGCGTCACCGCCGCTGTCACGTCCTGGGGCGCTTCGGTGATACGAATGGCCGTATTACGCGTATAGACGCCCGCTACGGGCGCTGTCTCGTTTAGCTCTTTGACGAACCCGCGAAACTCGCGCGTGCGCCGTGAGGCGTCCATATCGACGAGACGGAATTTAGTCACCGCGCGATTCTGGAAAAGATTCTCCAGACCGAAGGGCGAGTACAGCGAGTGCGTCGGATCGCTGGGATTGAAGAAACACGGGAACGATAGCTGCCCGTCATCAATCAGCGTGGGAATAAACGTGCGATGCGGTCGGCCCGTCGAGTGGCTCGTGGTTTCAACCTCCGCCACGCTCGTGCTCGGACCGTCGATGTCGCCGACGCCCGCAATGGTGGTGTACTCCTCGGGCGATGCCGAAGAGAGAACTTGGATCTCCGTACCGAACGCGGGAATGCCCGTGGTCGCTACGGCGGAATCCGTGGGGATCAAAGAGGGAGGGATGGTGGCTGTCATATCGTTTCCTTCAGTGCGTACTGCCGTTGTTGTTGCCGTTGTTGTTGCTGCCGCGAGGTCGATGCCAGAATCGTTTCGGGCACGCGGCACTGGATGAAGTAGGAGGTAATCGCCTGGAAGAGTTTGGTGTCCTCTTCGTACGCGCTCGTCTTCGCGCGATAGAAGACGCCGCCGAACGTCACGCCCTCGAAGTCGCCGCGCAGCCCGTCGATACGTTGGCGCAGTGAAGCCGCCAGCGCGAGCGTGCGCGATTGCGATGGATCGAAAAACGTGAACTGGTATTCGTCGCGCACGAGCGCGATGGGACCGCTATGCGCGTGCAGTGGCTCGGGTCCGATGGGCGTAAACACGAGATACGGCGTCACCGCTTGAGCGGCGGGCACTTGCGGCGCGCGCATCAGAAAGACGCGGTTGCCCACGAGGTTGTAGCCCACGAGCAGATCGCGCAGGATGTCTTCAAAAATCATTGCGCGTGCGGGTCCACGTATTCGAGACGCTCGACGGGAACGCCCTTGCGTTGATGATCGAAGCCCACGCCCCCGGCTTCGGCGCTAATCACTTCGACCGCCCAACTCGGTTTCGCGCCCAACTGCGCGGCGTACTCGGGCGAATCCTTCTTGGCGTTATTCCACTCTTCGAGCAGCACGAGATTCTTTTCGTACGCCTTGTCTTGCTGGTCCGCTTGCGTGAATTCGTCGAGCGCGTGCGGATCGTGCACGGGGCCAGGGTTCTCCACGCTCGTGTTCTGCTTCGCGGGTAAGATCGTTCCTACTGGTGGTGTTCGGTATGCCATCACGTTTCTCCTTTTGCCCTATGTGGGCGTGCCGTCTTTTTCGTGCCACGCGGTTTGATTCGCCATGTCGGTCACGACCTTGCCCAATTGCTCGGCGATGACGTTCGCCGCCATCGGCCGCAGCGCGTTGATAGCAGGGCGCATGAACGGCTGCGCGCTCATCTTGGAAGTGCCAAACTCGATCCAGGCGGCGTAGCGTACGCCGTGCGTCCAGACCATCGCGCCCACCGAGTGCTTCAGCTTGCTCGCGATGATGGACTTACGAAGCGCGCCCGTCACGCTGGGAGCCATGTGCCGCGCTTCGTCGGCGATCATTTCAGCGGGCACCATCATGGCGTCGCGGACGCGACTATCGAACGCGTCCTTGCCATCGCCTTCAAACGTGCGCGCCATCGTCTGTAGCGTCTTGACGAGTTGCGGCACGCCTTCGAGCTTGAAAGCCTTGCCCTTGAGTGAGATGGTGCGCGCCATGCGTTTACGGGTGCAGCGAAATGGAAGCGGTGGCCGAAGCGTTCGCCGCGTCGGTGGCCGTGAGCGAATCTATGGAAGCGGCGGTGATCGTCGCGGGCGCGGTGTATAAGCCCGCCGCATCGACCGTACCGAGCGCGCCCGCTTGCAGCGACCACGTCACCGTGGCGGGCACGGCTGTACCGTTCGTGTCGAGCGTGGTGGCGGCGAACGTAATCGTTTCGGCGGGACCGAGCGACGCGCTGGTTGGATCGAGAAACACCCGACCCGTGGTGATGCGCTCCGAATAGGTCGAATTCGATCCGTACTTGTCGGTAATCGTGATGCTCGAATTGTTGCCGCCTGAGTCTTTCGACGTGAACGAATTCACGTTGGTGTAGTTCGGATCTTCGGCGAGCACGGTTTTAAGCGCGTCGAAGACCGCTTGGATATTCGGTGAAACGGTGAAGGCTGAGATCATGGCGTAAATGTTCCTTTGCTGAAAGCCCCCGGCTGATAGATCGCGAACGCGAGACGCTCTTCAGCGCGCACCGTCACGATGTTCTTTACGAAGTCGTCCTGATTCTGTTCGGCGACTTCGACGGCGGCGGTGTCGCGGTCGAAGATTTGGGAGTACGGATTGAACTGACCGACCACGTAGCTGCCCGCTGGCATCGCGACCGAGAGCACGACGGGAAAGCCCCAGAGGTTTAACGGGCTGGCGACGACGCCGGGGGCGCCCACGAGATAGCCCGCGCCCGTCACGGTCGCGCTTAACGCCTTGCCCCAGTCGCCCGGGTTCACCACGATGCCATCGACGATGTAGCCGCGCGCGAACGTCGCCGCGATGCCCGCCGCGAGATTGTCGAGCAGCACGGAGCCACCGCCGCCCACAGCGGTCGCCGTGTTGATGGCGACGAGCAGCAGCCCTTGCAGATTGGGCGCGACGCCGTTGCCGTTGATTAGCTGAAGCTCTTCAGCGACCGAGAGCGAGTACAACAGCCGCGCGTCGATCCAGCTTTGGAACGCAGCGAAGTCTTCCCACAATTGGGAACTGGCTTTCATGTACGCGGGGATTGTGCGCACGGGAGCGTTCTGCATGTCGTACGTCAGCGACGCTTGCGGCTTCAAGCCCCCCGGCAGCGTGGGGATTACGGGGCTATTCGTAATCGACGTCTCGCGTGGATAGCCGATGCTGTCGGCGACCGTCGCGCCGCCTGGGATTAGATCGCGCATCCGAAACGGTACGACGGGTCCAGAGATGACGCGCTCCACGGGCATCGGATTCGCGGGCGTCGCCAGAATCGGGTTGCCCGCCTTGCGCTCCAGTTGGATATCGAAGCGACGGCGCGCGGGCGTTTCGAGTAGTGCGGTAATGATCTGTTCGCCGGGAGTCTTCATTGAATTTCCTCACACGTTAATTGCAGTTGCACATGGCGGCGCGCGACGTCGAGCATTCCCCTGACTTCGTATTTCGCGTCGCCGTCTTCGATGCGCCAGCGCGCGTCGATATCGCTGCGGTAGCGAATCACGATGGGTATGCCCTTGCTCGCGACCGTGCGCGCGGCCTCGGTGCCCTCCCGCGCGTTATTCGCCAGTTCGGGATTCACCGCCGCCCACACGTCGTCAACGGCTTCCCATCCGACGACTTCGTCTTCGTACGTTCCATAGAGCGGGCGGTAGAGCGTAACGCGTCGGTCAAGCTCGCCCGCGTTGATTTCGATTGCCATCAGTAGACGCCCTCGGGATAGTTGCGCTCGGTTGAAAGCAGCGCGGTATACGTGAGCGGCAGAACGCTCGCGATGCTTCCCACCAGCACGCTTTCGCGATTGCGGTACCAGTGCGCGATAAGCACGAGCATCGCCTGTTTTACGTTTTCGCCCACCGTGTCATCGAACGTTCGGCGCAGCACGCTCTGCGTGTGAAG